GACGCCGCCAAAGGCGATCAGCCACGACGCACCATCAGCGGAACCGCCGTTCCCTACAACGTGCCGGCAACAGTTTCGGATGGAACCCAAGTGATTTTCCGTCCAGGCTCATTGCCAGTCGAAGGCAAAGCACCACGTCTGTTTATGTACCACGATGCTTCAATGCCAGTTGGCGTTGTTACTGAGCGCGTGGACACCGAGCAAGGAATGATGTTTAGCGCCAAGATCAGCGCCACCAACCTCGGAAACGACGCATTGGTCATGGCTTCCGACGGGACAATTGACCAAGTATCTGTTGGCGTAAACCCAACCAAATTCTCATACGACGAAGCAGGCACCATGATCATTGAAGCCGCGCAATGGACAGAGCTGTCGCTCGTTCCAATCGGCGCATTCGGTGACATGGCCAACATCGCCAGCGTCGCTGCGAGTATCCACCAAGAGCCCGAAGAAGTAGTGTTAAATGAAGAAGTAGTCCCAGAACAGGAGATAGAACCCATGTCAGAAGTAACCGCACCAGCAGTTGAGGCAACAATCCCAACCGCGCCAATTTTTGCACAAGCCAAAAAAGAATTTATCTTGCCAACCGCAGGCGAGTTTATGGCCGCTTACCATATCGGTGGCGACACTTTCAAAAACATGAACGCTGCAGTAGCAGAACACACCGCGTCAAAGCGCACCGCGTTGCAAGCAGCTGCAGGCGACGTGCTTACAACTGACACACCTGGTCTTTTGCCAGTTCCAGTTCTTGGGCCATTAGTTCAAGACCTGAACTTCTTGCGTCCAGTAGTCGATGCAGTAGGCGCTCGCGCTTATCCAGACAGCGGACAGTCAAAGACATTTATTCGTCCTACGATTACCACGCACACAAGCGTTGCAACACAGTCAACCGAATTGTCTTCAGTATCTGCAACAACCATGGTTATTGCAAGCAACTCGGTTACTAAGACAACACTTGCTGGACAAGTTACTTTGTCGGCACAAGACATTGATTTCACAAACCCTGCAGCAATGCAGTTGATCTTGAATGACCTCATGGGCGAATACATGATTGCATCAGACAACGTTGCAGCAGACAACTTGCTTACCGCAGCAACATCATCTGGTGTTTGGGACTTGACCGTTGCAGACTTGTTGAAGTCGGTTTATGATTCAGCTGTTGACATTTCCACAAACCGCAACTGGACACCTACACACATGTTCGTAAGCCCAGACGTATGGGGTCAACTTGGACAACTTGCCGATACAACTGGCCGCCCAGTATTCCCATTCATCGGCGCCGGCCTAACCGGTCAGAACGCTCTTGGAGATGCAAGTGCATCATCATGGAACGGCAACCCGCTTGGTTTGCAGTTGGTAGTTGACAGCAACTTTGCTGCCAAGACCATGATCATCACCCGTGTCGGTCAAGGTGCAGGCGATGCTTACGAGTTCTACGAGTCAATCCGTGGTTTGCAGTCATTTGAGAACCCAGCAACCTTGGGTCGCAACATGAGCTTCTATGGTTATGTTTCAACTTTCGCTGCAATTTCAGGAATGATTCGCAAGATCACCCAGGCTTAGTCGAGAGCGGAGCTACCGCTCATGGCTACATACACAGTTACTAACAAGTACCTGATTGACAACTTTGCCGTACTGCAACTTCTGACCCCATCAGAGATTGCAGTCGGCCAGTCAATTACGGTTGCAGGCGTTGACGCCACATTTAACGGCACTTACACGGTGCGCGCATTGCCACAGTATTTGTACATTGGCATTGATACAGAAGGCGACTTGCTGTATGACTTTGAGGTGCCGATCGCAGATCAGGTGCTTTACGCCAAGACCGCTAACGATGTTGATCGCACCGCCGCGTCTGGCACCGTTTCGTATGACCCTGTGTGCACCTGGGTGACTGCCGCGCAGGTTATGTCTTACCTTGGCATTACTATTACAAACCCGTCAGACGATTACACGTTGCTTACGCAATCGGTATCAGCTGGGTGCCAGTTTGCATTTCGTCGAAGGCAGGAGTCAGGCTATATCGATTCCCTAACGACCTCACCAGGCGGTGACGCAACATTGGGCACTTTGATGTATTGCGCCGCTCTGTGGCGCTCTAGAGGCTCAATAGAAGCAACCTACGCCACGTTTGACGGCATGGGCTCTGCCCCACAACAAAGCCTGACCCCGATCGTCAAGCAGTTGCTTGGAATACCTCGACCAGCGGTTGCCTGATGGCTTACACCGACTTATTCAACGAAGCGATTGACGATCTCACCGCAACGCTGACAGCTGTCTCTGGGCTTCGCGTAATCAACGACCCAACAAAACTGATACCTAACTCGGTCTATTTGGACGCACCAAACTTCACCACGTTTGCTGGCAACGGCAACATTGTGCGCCTTGAGTTCCCGATTAAGGTCATTGGCTCTGGGCCTGCAGGTCTGCCGGTGCTCCGCTCAATACTTGGCATCGTGGCAAGCGTGCTCGGCTCGTCAATCATTGTCATGGCTGGCCGTCCGTCAAACCTTGAGATCGGTGGCGCGTTGTACCCGTGCTACGACCTTGATTGCGCCGTACAAGCCCAGACCGCATAATCCACAACTAAGCAACACGAATCATCTACTATCAAGAAAGAACTTAAGGAGCAATCATGGCAACTAGCACGTATCTCTCTAACCCAGTAGTCAAAGTCGGCACAACACTTGTCGGAATCGTTGACATTACCGATCAGGTCTCCGCAGCAACATTGACTGTTACTGCAGAAGCACTCGAAGACACCGCGTTCGGCTCCACGTCGCGCACAATGACAGCAGGCTTGTTCAGCAACTCACTTACCTTGACGGTGTACGCATCGTATGCAGCTTCAGAGTCATACGCAGTTCTTGCACCATTGCTTGGCACCAAGTGCTATGTCAAAGTCAACCCAACTACTGGCTCGGACGGGTCAACTAACCCTGGCTTTGTTTTAAGTGAGACTTACCTTGCTTCAATTCCTGTAATTAACGCCAACCTTGGTGAACTCTCAACCTTTGACATTGAGTTCCAAGGTGGCACATACAGCGTTGACGTCACACCGTAATTAACGGCTCCAAGCCGACATAGGAGAACAAATGAAAATCAAGTTGCAGTTAAAGCGCACGACCGACAGCGCGCCCGAGTACTACTACACAAACCTGTTTGTTATTACCGAATGGGAACGACTAGAGCGTCGCAGTATCCAGCAACTGTCAGCCTCACCGCTGTATTCAGATTATTGCTGTTGGATGCACACGATCTTAAAACTTAAAGGCGAACAGATCGGCGACAACTGGCGTGAATGGATTAGCAAAAACCCTGACATCGACATTCTGCCGGTACTGGATGAGACAGACCCAAACCCTACGGACGCGGCACCTACCGCCGCCAACTAGCAGAGGTTCTTGTCGGGGTCGGTTGGTGGCCTAACGACATTCCGTTTGACGCACGCGATCTAGCGACTGTCATTAAAGTGCTTAACGAGCAGAACAAACGGAGATGATGTGAATGAAGTATCAACAAAGATTGAGGTCGTCGGGCTTAAAGAAGCCTTGAAGACTCTTAACAAGATTGACAAATCTTTGCGCCGTGAAATCACAAAAGATTACAAGAAGATTGTTCAGCCTGTTATTGACGACGCCAACGCGCTTGTTCCTACAGGTGTTCCGTTGTCTGGTATGGCGCGCAACTGGTCAACCCGATCGGGTTTTAAGATGTTGCCGTGGATACCTGGCATGAAGCAAAAGATTGCTGCCAAGATCAACACTCGAAATATCAAGGAATACGGCGGAAACAAAAGCAATGTGGGCACGTTCCTCATTCAATGGCAGGGCGCTACTGGCACCATGTTTGACACGTCTAAAGAAGGTGCATTAGGCCGCCAACTAACTGCACGTTATGGAGAGCGTTCGCGAGTAATGTGGAAAGCGTACGTGCAACGCGAAAATGATGTCATGTCCGAGATGGGTCAATTAGTTAAGCGCGTCATGGACGAAGCAAACAGAGAGACCGCGTAATGGCAAT